GTAAGGAACTTGACCGGCTTTCCGGCCCCCCGAGTTTTTTGATTCCGAGCGATGCGATTCGGTAGACCTCATCGCTCGGTATCGTTCGGGGCCCCCCGGAATGCGTGACGCCAGGCGTCACTAAAACGCCGGAGGTAAGAAGATGGAAGTGAGGTGGGGTGCTCATTCTACCCACTCCTTGCCGCAATTGTAGCATATGACATGCGTGACCTCTTGGACAGCGATCCAAGCCACATCTTTGATGGGGATATGCCACCCACATTCACAAGTGAAGGGGTATTCGTTCTTGTTCTCGAGAGAATGAACGTTGGAAGGTTTAGCACATTCCCTGCCACTAGTGGCAGAGAATGAACGTTGGAAGGTTTAGCACATTCCTTGCCCATAATTGATCACCTGTTCGGTCAAGCCGAGCATGTGGCCAATGAGCACTGCCAGCAAATAACTGACATTGTTCTGTCGGATATGGTTGAGAACCGACGCAAGTTGGATTGCCTTTACTGGAGACACGGAATCACCTGAAGGAATTTCCTGCATTCACATTCTCTCCAGATTGTGCGCCTTAACGCCCTTGTAGTCACCGATCTTGAACTCGGCATATGCTTTGCCGGTTAATTCGGTAATCGGTGCTGAACTGCTTAGGACTACTTGACCACATGGTGCATCAAAGAACCCTGTGCTCAATCGTTGTGAACCTGCCGCAGATTGCCCTAGCGTGGCAATTTTAACCCACACAGGTGGAAATGTATTTGCTTCGTAAGGTGGCAAATTTCCTCTGTCCTGCAATGCTTCCATTTCAATTGCGGAACTGTCTGCTTGCAGATCGTCATACGGTCCAGCGCCTGTAGGCGTGGTTGGACTCGTACTTGTGTTACCAGCCAAATCGTACTCTGCAGGAATCGAGTACGTACTTGCTGAAGTTGCAGGGCTCCAGGAGAACGCCCGTTGTACTCCAGCATTATCTTCAACAATAGAGTTGGCAAACTCACCGCCTGTTAGGAGTGTGAGTGTTCCGGGATTAGGATCGGTGCTGACTGCGGCCATCATAATGTCTCCTGAGACACCAATGCTTGCCCTAAAGTCAAACCAACGTGCACGTGCATCTTTGGATAGATTCTCTCGCTCGTTTGTATACGCTTTATCGAAGACACGCTTTGCTTCTTCGAAGGCCTTCTGGACTGCCCATGTATCGGCGAGCGCCCATACCTCAATTGTATTCGTTGCAGCGACTGAAGGGTCGATGTCAATCTTGAGATTGTATCGCTTACCGTACCTATACAACCGGTGGTTTGAGGTACTGAGCAAGCGCCCGGCATCGATGAGCCCATAAGTGGTCGCACCAGATACGGTTCCTAGCGTAATCTTTCGTTGCACTGGGAGATACTCCAGTGGTTTTGTCTTACGAAAGGAAGGATCCTTACTCGTATTCTTCTTTGCATGGGTACGGGCCATGCTCCGTATGTCGACGAATTAGGCATATCGTCTTTCCGGTCCATTTTTCATCCAGTCTCCAAATGGTCGTGCTAATCGAGGTAGATGCCGTCCATGTCCGGACCTCTCCTTGCCATGTTCAAATCCACCAGCCAAGAAATTTGTAACATCTACTAATTTCCCTTCTGGTACTTTCACTGGCTTTGTCACGTACTCTACTTTGGCAGAGTAACGCGCAATTGATGCCAACTCATCATCGCTGGCAATATCCAAAGTGTATAATCGACCAAGGCCCAACGGCTCAAGGATCCGTTTGTTACTCCTGGTCTTATTTTCGGCTTTCTCTGTCTGAAGCCTCATCGTTAGATCGTCATTCCATTCCAGCTGCTTTGTCGTTTCCTTGAGAGGAACCTGCCAGTCATCTTGGAATCCAACCAAAATAGAATGCATGTGTGTATTCCATGTTGTTCCCTTGTTGGTGAACTCAAGGTAATGGGAACCGCCGGATATTCCCCATTCTTTCAGTTTCGTGTTAAGCCCACGCATACTGTGCCAACCAGTGTAGCCGCTCATTGTGCGCCTCTCGGTGAGGTAAGAATACTGCTCACCTAAACTGGCGTTGCGAATCCAACTTTCTTTACCAGGTAAGGTCGTTGTCAACACACCAACTTTCAGTGGTATGTCTGCTTCTTTGGCCCACTCCAAATCAAATTCCAATCTCTTAGCGATCTTGTATTGATTTCTCTTGGCACGTACTTTCTCGCACCCAGGGCATAAACGCCACCTTGGGCATAAACTACGGTCGTTCAGAAACTGGCGGGCGTTTAGACACCCGTCCGGCGTTGCCTCCACTTTCATGCACTGATCCTCCCATTTGCCCGAGACCCCCCAACAAACATTGGGAGGAAACCGAGGGGTCCGGACAATTGATTCTTGCAACATCGAGTATTAAAATCCTCAATGTTATTTTTTAGCAGGTAGTGTAGTAATACAA